AAATAGAGAAAGTTATATTGTATCAATAACAGTTAATGGTAGAAAGAAATATATTGGATATTATAAAACATTAGATGATGCAATTATTGCTAGAGATAATGCTGAACAATTACATAATTGTAAAAAATAGTATAAATACTATTGATATTATACTGACATTTAATATCAACTCCTATCTTATCCCACTGTTAAAGGTGGGATTTTTTTTACCTGAGATAAATACCATATCAATAAGGAATTCAAATGAAAAATTATAATGATAAAACAGCACTATTAATATACGTGTTGTTATTGGGTATTACAGCAGGTGTCACATTAACTCTTTTGTCAGTTATTATTGATGCAATAAAATAATGTTTAAAAAAATATATGAACAATTTGGGATCTTAAACTCAGATGGAAAAATAAATCTATTTGAAAAGAATCGTCCATGCATGATTAATGGTTGTAATAGAATAATACCAGATCAAACCATTGAACATATATGGATTAATTCAGCACAATATTTTAGAGAAAAATGTAAGGTATGCCATTGTTATAAACATCCATTAAAAGATGAATTAATCAAGGATTATTTTGAGTTAAAAATTGCAGAAGATGAGTTAAAAATTGCTGCAAATTTAGATAAATAAATGTATTACCGAAAGGAGATAGGCAGATGCCACCAAAAGAAAAAGTTGATGAAGTAAAGACCAAACGCAGAAGTATTAAAAATTATGAGATTGATTTACAGCAATTAGAAGATATTGCAAAATTACACGCAACTAATGCAGAAATTGCTCTTTTTTTCAGATGTAGTGCGTCCACATTAGATAATGATCCTTATTATAGTATCATTGTTCGAGCAAGAGATGAAACAAAACAGAAATTGAAAAAAGCCGCATTAAGAAGAGCACTTGAAGAATCATCAGATCAAATGCTAAAGTTCTGTTTAAAGAATTATTGTGGATGGACAGAAAATAATCAAGTAATTCAAGTACAAGAAGATTTAACAAATAATGGATTTACTATTACTGTTATACCACCAAGATCGAGATCAGAAAATAATGATGGATAAAGAAAAACATCCACAATTTGGAAAACATTGGTATCATAATCCTGAAACATATGAAAATGTTATTTGTTTACCAAATGAAATGCCAATTGGATATATTAAGGGAAAATCACCAAAGACCAGGGAGGTTAAATAAATGGCCGTTAACCTAGAATTATTAACTCATCAGTATGAATTATTTGAAGATACCAATACACGTTTTTTAGCTCTTGTTGGCGGCTATCGAACGTGCCGGTAAAACTGTAACTGCATGTATTAAAGCCATTCAGTTAATATCTGTTAATGAATTGCCAGTTATTATGGCAGAACCAACTCATGGTATGATTAAACGAGTATTAATCCCATGTATGGATGAACTTTTATATAAATTAAATCTAAAGTTTGAACTGAATAAATCAGATGGTTATTATAACATATGGATTAATGGAATTCAAAAACGCATTTGGTTATTAAGTGCTGAAAATTATACCAGAGTTGCAGGTATTAGTGCAAGTGCTTTTATAATTGATGAAATTGATTTATTAAATAAAGAAACTGCAGCAGCCGCTTGGAATATGTTTACATCTCGTTTAACACGAGGTAAACAAATGCAAGGAATAGCCACTAGTACACCAGAAGGTTTTAATTTCTTATATGAATTCTTTGTTGAAAATGCAGGACCTGATAGAAAGTTAATTAGAGCATCTACTTATGATAATCCATTTATTGATGATTCTTATATAGAAAATTTACGTAACACACATTCAGAACAACAATTAGAAGCATATTTAAATGGTCATTTTATTAATTTAGTCAGGGGACAAGTATATTATGCATTTGATAGAAAAATTCATGATACAAAAGAAACAGATTCTAGAACACATATTCTACATATTGGAATGGATTTTAACGTGGATAATGGAGCTGCATCTATTTGTCAAATTAAAAATAATATAATATATGTCATTGATGAAATATCAGGTACTAGAAATACAGAAGATATGATTATTAAAATAAAAGAACGATATCCAAATAGACAGATAATAATTTATCCAGATGCTGCTGGTAATCAACGTCATACAAGTGCTAGTTTTTCTGATATTGCTTTATTAAAAAAAGCGGGGTTTGAAGTTAAATATAATTCAAAGAACCCATATATTAAAGATAGAGTTGCCTCTGTTAATGCAAGATTTAGAAATGCAAAAAATGAAATACATTGTTATGTGAATACTAGTGTTTGTAAATTATTAACAAAATCATTAGAGCAGCAAGGATATAATAATGGCGTACCAGATAAAAGTACTGGTCTTGATCACCAAATTGATTCATTGGGTTATGTGATTCATTATTTATATCCAATAACAGGGCGTTCATCGATACGTCAGTTTTGATAAATAATCTAAAAGGAATAAAAATGGAAGAAATTAAAATTCTTGGCTTTACATTGCAACAGTGGGTCGAATCAATGGATAGCAATGATGCTGAAAATGTTGAAAAAGCACTTTGCTATTATGATGGTGATCAAGAAGAAGCAATGGAAAAATTGTTATCTGATAATCAACGAGGACGTAAAAACTGGCGTGAAAGAGGTATTATACCACGTTTTAGAAATTTGACTAATATGATTGTTGAAAAATCAGGTAAATTATTTAAAGATAATCCACCAGTTATTACTGCTGAAACAGAAAGCTTAACACACGCCTTAATGAGCGAATTAGAAGCTGCTAATTATATTGAATTCTTCCAGAATCTTGATAGCACTGTAAGATTAGTAAAAACAGCATTAGTATTAGTTCAGTATGATAGTACTGATAATACACTGGCATTTGAATTATTACATAGAGCTAATTCTTCAATTATGCTTGATCAATCAATGAAACATATTCAAGCATTAGTCTATAAAACGAGTGAAATGGATAATATCGAAACATATCGAATTATTACTATAGATGAATATATTGATTTAATTGAAACAGAAGATGAATATACAAATGTAAAACGTGTAGCAATTACTAATAGAGAACCTAATCCATATGGTATTATCCCAGTTACCTTTTTTCATGATACCAAGATACCACGTAATGGATTTTGGAATAAACCAGGAATGGATTTAATTAGTATTAATGAATTATATAATCTTCATTTAACTGATAGTGAATATGCAATTAGTTGGGCTAAATTGCCAACATTATTCACTAATTGTGAATTCGCTGAAACAGAAGATTCATTAGAAGAATCAGTTCCATATGGTAGTAAGTATCCGCATTTAACCCAAGCTGCTCCTGAAATTATTGGTGGTCCATCTCGTGCTATTCAATTAAATAGCCAAGGGGTAGATAGTCCATTTATCGAATACAAGAGTCCTAAAATTGATATTAAACCATTGGATGAAACCATTGGTGGTTGGATACAACAATATGCATATGATTGGAGTGTTAATTTAGTAACTGGAAATGGCACTGCTAATAGTGGATTTCAATTAGTTGTCGAAGAAATACCAAATCTTGAATTACGCCAACAACGCAGTAAACAAATGGCTGCTGGTATTAAAAGATTATATTCTATTATATCAACAGTATTAAATACTGCACGTGGCAATAATATATTTACAGGAAGTATAACAGTTGAATTTACACAACCTAAATTACCAGTTGATATTAAGCAGAACCAGGAAGCCTGGGATTTAAAAATTGCAGGTAATCGTGCAAGTGTGATTGATTATTTAGTGGAAGAAGAGGGATATACTCGTGATGAAGCTATTAATAAATATAATGAGATTAAACTTTTTAATCAACAATGATAAATATATAAATAATATTAAAGGCTAGACGGCCAAGGAAATACTAATATGTCAGAAGACGTTATTAATGAAGAAACAAATGAAGAAATTACCGAAGTAGAAATTACTGCATTATCAGCAGAAGAAGAACTAAAACGTGTTACCGAAGAATTAAATAAAAAACAAGATTTGATTCGTCAACTACGCAAGTACGAGAAATCTCAAAAGGAGCAAGCTCAGAAAGCACTAGAAGAACAGGGTAAATATCGTGAGTTATATGAAGCTGCTAATGAAAAACTTACAGCATTCGAAAAGGAATTAATTAATAGTAAAATTGATGCAGCATTAGATACTGAATTAAAAAATAGCAATGCAAGATCAATTGAAACTGTTAAAAAACTAATTGATAGAAGTACAATAGACGTATCAGAAGATGGTGTTGTTAGTTCAGAATCAATTAAAGCAATTATATCACAATTACAGGAAACTGATGCTGTATTATTTGACAGTCCAGTAATAAATACTCCAGTAATTAAAAGAGCATCAGAAGAAACATCGGTTGTTTCTTTTGAAACAGAATTAAGAAATGCAAAAAGTCAAAAAGACATTACCGCAGTTCTTAAAAAATATAATAAAATTTAATAAGGAAATAAAATGGCAGCATTTACAACTACTATGAGTACAACCGCCACATTAGATGATTCTATTGTTTTGGCATATGACCAATCTTTCTTGGTTGCAGTTGGTCAAGAAAATGTTATGGATTCTTTGGTTTCACGTAAAGTTGAAGTCGGAGCTAAATCTATTAACTTCACAAAATACAATCGTTTAGCATTAGCTACTACTCCATTGACTGAAACTGATGATTTAGTTTCTGAAGCAGTTACTGATTCTAGCGTGATTTTAACCCCAGCAGAATATGGTAATGTTGTTACTAAAACTTCATTAGCATCATTGCAAAGTGGTGGTAAAATCGATATGGCAATTCCACAATTGGTTGGTATCAATGCCGCAACTACTAAAGATAAATTAGCAGTATTAGCACTAGATGCATCTAGCAATGTTTATGTTGTTGGTGGTAAAGCAGAAGGTTCAGTATTGGCAACTGATGTTGCTTCACGTACTTTCTTGGGTTATTTCTATAACAAATTAGCACGTGCTGGTGTACCTAAATTCAATGGTGATTATGTTGCTGTATTGCATGATGACATCATCGCTGATTTACGTGCTGATACAACTAATGGTTCTTGGATTGATGTTAACAAATATTCTAACGTGACAGAAATCGTTTCTGGTGAAGTTGGTATGTATGCAGGTTTCAGAATCGTTCGTAACAACCAAGCTACTTTCGCTGACCAAACTGGTGCTGGCTTGATTGACTTGTATAACTGCTATTTCATGGGCCAAAATGCTCTAGGTTTAGCTGAATCACGTCAAGTTGGTATGACATTCACAGGTCCATTCGATAAATTGGGTCGTTTTGTTAACGTGGGCTGGTATGGTGCTTTCCAATACAAAATCGTTGATACTGATGCTGTATGGGTTGGTAAATGTGCTAGTTCTGTTGGCTTGAACGCAGCTTAATCAGCAACCAAATAGAAAAGGGGGCTTCGGTCCCCTTTTTTTATGTCTAGTAAAAATGATAAATAATATATAAATAAAGGATAATAAGGAGCTAGTATGGCACGGAAAAAAATCGAATCAATCGAAGAAGAATTTGTTGAAATAGTTGAAGAAAAATATACTGTAAAAGTATTAGAAGCATTTAATGCCAATATTAATAATCGTGCATTTTCTGGTAATATTGGTGATACTATTGTATTAAATAAAACAGAATATAATGTATTAAAACAAAAGGTAATTAAATTATGATAGTAGAAGATGGCACAGGTATTTCAACTGCCAATTCATATTTAACTGTACAAGAAGCAGATGATTATTTTACCACTTATGGTAATACCAATTGGGATGCAGTTACTGCAGATAAAGAACTGGCACTTATTCAAGCAACTCAAGCAATTGATTTATTATATGGTGAGAAATATATTTCATATAAAGCAATTGAAGCACCAGGTGCATTATTATGGCCTAGACAATGGTGCTATGATAATAATCAACAATTAATAACTGATTCAACTATTCCAGTAACATTGAAACGTGCTGTTAGTGAATTAGCACTTATGTCATTAATGGGTGAAGATATTATTCCATTAGAAAATGATGAAAATGGTGTTAAATTAAGTAGAATTCAGATTGATGTTATCGAAATAGAAACTCAATATGCTAATGAGAAAAAAGTTTCAGAAACATTTACAGGGTTTAGAAAAATAGATTTATTATTATCAGCTATTTTGGTTAAGAAAAATAAAACTAGTATTACCTTGAAAAGATAAGGA